AGTTGGACGATCCGCCGCCGGTCTTCTCGTGGTACTCGGTGACGCGCTTGACGGTCGTCTTCGAGCCGTGGTCGTTCGGCGTCTCCTCGATCTCGACTACCTTGTTGACGCCTGGCGTGGCGGCGGGGCTGGTGGTCGTGTTCTCCTTCCGCTCGGTGGTCGAAGTAACGACGCCACCCCCGGAGTTCGAGGACCCGCCGCCGGTCTTCTCGCTCCAGGTCTGCTCGGTCGTGGTCTTGTCCGCCGTTTTGCCGTCGTCGTTCTTTCGGACGGATACGGTCTTGCGCTTGTTCGGCTCGACTGTCTGTTCGACGGATCCGTCTGCCGCGCCCGCCTGGACGAGCTCAACCGTGGTGTCGGTGTGGACACTCGTCTCCTTCTCGCAGCTCTTGGCGAGCATAATCGGCAGCGTCGGCGGAGTGGTCTTCTCGATCGTGAGGTTCCGGAAGTCGGTGTCGGTCTTCTCGATCGTGCGCGTCTCGCCGACTTCCTGCTGGGTCGCGGTCTTTGCGGCGACTTCGCCAGGCGTGAGGTTGCGGTGGGTCTTCACGACAGATGTGCCGCGGAGCTTCTTTTCCGCGACGACGCGTGATTCCTCGACCTTCTTGTCCTTGATCTTGCGGTTCGTGATGTCGCTCGTGCAGTCCGGATTCTTCGTGATATGCCGCTCGACGCGCTCGCCGTTTCCGACGCTGGCCGGCAGTCCCCTCCCGGCGACAGCCTCCTGCTTGACGCCAAGGAACTGTTGCTCACTCACGTCCTCGAAGATTGTCTTCGCGCTCTCGTAGAGCGGAATCGACTGCTCGACAGTTTCGCGCTTCTCGACGATGTAGGTGAAGAGGCCGGTCTCGCGGTCGCGCGTGAAGCCCTGGATCGAATACTGGACGCCGCTCGTCGACGCCGGAAGGTTCGGCTGCGATGAGACGTCCCAGTAGTAGCTGTGAGACACCTTGTACTTGCAGCCGTTCTCGACGGTGTACGGACCGTCCGCTGCCTCGTCGCCGTTCTGCACGAGCGCCCAGTAGACGCGCACCTTCGTGGACTCCGTGCCCGCCCACTTCTCGGACGGAACGGTCTGGTACCAGCAGTCCTTCGCGTTCCAGGGCTTGTCGAACGTCCACTTCTTGTTCGTGATCACGAACTCGGTCACGCCCTCGCGCGACTTCAGGTACTCGATGACGAGCTGCGCGACGTCGCTTTCCAGGGGCGCCGACTCGTAGAAGAGCGTCATGGATTTTGTGGCGCTCTTCCAGCGGAAGTTGTGCCCTTCCGCCATCTGCCAGTACCAGCTTTCGACTATGGTCTTGGCCTTTGCTTCGTCTTCGGTTGTCATCTTCGGGTTCCTTTTAGCAGAATCTTCCACGTCTCACGCGCGTTTCGCCGTTGCCCTCGTGGTAGCGCTCGCACAAAAGCTCGAACTCGCGATCCGCCGCGGCCCGTGTCTGGTGCTTGCCCTGGTCTTCCGTCAAGAGGTCGGCTGCGGCAAGGCGTGTCAGGTACGCGGCAAATTCGCCGCGGATCCTCAATGGCCTCCACTTGCCGTCCGTGTCCGTTTCGGGCGCCGTGCCGACGGTCGGCCTCTCGATGCACTGGTAGACGTCCTTCGTCTCCGTGCGGTAGACCGCGTCGCCCGGCGCGTAGGCGGCCGTGTCGCTCCATTCGGCAAAGTCTATCCTCGGATATTCCGGGATGAACTTCACCCACACGCCGTCCGGCGCCGTCCCGCCGCGCGGGCACACGAGGACGCCCAGCTCGCAAAGCCGGCATTCGAGAGGCGGCGTCATCGGGTTGTAGCGCGGATCCGCCAAATAGGCGAAGCGCGTAGTGTCTACGCCGAACGACTGCATGACGGTGTTCTCCCACGGCTGGTCGAACGCGACGAACGCCGCGACCTCGCTCATCTCGAGCGGATCCCACCCGTCCGCGACGCCCGGCTCGCCCTGGGCGCTTGCGTCTTCGAGACGCCAGTATCTCTCGCCATGCCACACTTCCATTTTGCGGGAATAGTGCTGGCCGTCCGTCCAGTCCGGACGGTAGCGCCGGAACTCCACGCGCTGCATCAGCGGAAACTTCTCCGCGGCGATCGCGTGAAGCCCGGACTCAATTGCCATCCCGGCGAGGACCTTCCAGTCGCCGGGAATGGGCATTGCCGAGGGATTCCTGCCGGCAAGCCGGCAGGCGTTCTCGAGGATCTGTCCGAACTTTACGTCCTGCATGGCCTCAAGCCTCCCGTTACCAGGTGCCTTCCGTGAGCTCGGCCTCGTCGACGATCTGCCAGTCCTGGGCGAAGATCATCGCATGGAACTCCGCATCGACCGGAATCGTCGTCTGCGGCGCGGTCCAGGCCGTACCGTCCCACGTGTAGGTGTAGGTGGTTCCGTTCTTCTTCGTGTACGTGAGCGTGAACGCGCCGGTCTCGGCGTTGGTCACGACCTTCTTGATGTATCCGCCCATCGTCGGACGCTTCGCGACAGATCCGTTCTGGAGGTTGTCGAGAATGTATGCTAATGGCATTTGTAAGTTCCTTTCTTTGGGTTTGTTTTTGGTTCAGTGCTGAATTACTGTGGATTGCACGCGCCGTCGACACAAACGCCGGGATTGCAGGAGCCGTCAGCACAATTTTCAGATTTCTGCGTCGCGGCCGCATTGTCCGTTCCTGACTTTGAGAACAGCCCCTTGACCGCGGACGCAGCAGCATCGCCAAGAACGGAGCCAACGGCCTGTGCGCCGCCGCCGGACTTGTTGACAGGAATCTCGATGTTCGTGTCGGGCTTGATGTCCTGCGTCGGTGTCTGCGTCTGCCCGAACGTCTCCGATCCGCTCGATTCCAGGCTTTGCGCCTGCGAAAGGATCGTGACATCGTAGATGCGTTCCGACTCGGCAAGCTCGACCGTGTTGGTGGTGCAGTTCGCCGTAGACTTCTTCGCCCCGATGTTGACGGCAATCACGCTGTCGCGGATCGTGACATTCATCGTCTCGGACTTTGCGGCCTGTTCGCCAGGATGCAGACATCCGGCTATGACGGTCGCAATCGCAAGCGCGCACGCAGCTTTCGCAACCGCCTTTTTCACGCGACCCTTCGTCTTCGCGTTGGCCTTCGCGACCTTCGCCGCGACCTTATCCTTGATCTTTCCGACCTTCATGATGTTCTCCTGTTTTGTTGTTTTGATTTGCGGATGGTGTTACTTGACGATGGCGTCGATAACCTTGTCGATCATCGCGTCGTCAACATACTTGTCGATCTTCGAGTCGCACTGCGCGTTCACCGCGTCGAGCTCATCGGGACCAAGTACGCCGTCGGCGAACGCACCGCAGTACGCAGCGGTGACTTCCGACACGTCGTTGGCGATGTCGAGGACTTTTGCCTGGCGCTCGTCAAACTTGCGCTTGGCAAGCTCCGCGTTCATCGCGTGGATGCCGTTTTTCAGCGTCTCACGCGAGACGCACTTCTTCACGAACCACTTGAGTAGTGTCTTCATGTTGTTTCCTTTCGGTTTGGGTTTACTCCGAAGGCGACGAGCCCACGGAAATCAGATTAGGCGCGGCCTTTGTCACGCCGTTGAAGCCCTCTTTGCCAAGCGCTCCGAAGATCAGCGCGAGGACGACGAGTACAAGAATGCCGATGACTGCCATGACAAGTCGGTTCAGGAGCTGGCGCTGATTCGCGCCCTGCTCCTTGGTAGTGTTGAACAGCGTCTTGATCTGCTCGCTCTGCGTCGCATCCGCTTTCTGGAGCTCCGTTATCGCCTTCGTGTTTTCGCGCATAACGTCGCGCAGTCGCGCAAACTCTTCTTTTGTGCACATTTGGGGTTTTCCCTTCTCAGTCTGCCAGGCACAGCGCAAGGAGCACGGCGTCCGACCGCCGCTCCGCGTCTTCGATCTTGAGCGCGTCGTCCATCTCGCGCTCGAGTGTCTCCCGAAGTTCAAGGGTCATGTTTAGCCGCCTGTTATGTAGTCGTACTCCGCGCTCGTTATCTTCCCGCTTGCGACGTACTCCTTGATTTTGTCCAGGCTCACGCGCCCGGCCTTGTAGAGCCGCCTCAGCGATTCGACGAACTGCCTCATCACAGCACCCCCTCTTCGATTAGCGCGAGCGTGTAGTCGTCGATGACGGCGGCCTCGCGCCTCGCCTCCGCCTCCTGCGCGCCGACGTATGCGGCATATGCCGCCTCCGTCATTGTCGCCGTCTCCCCTGTCCAGACAGTCGCGCCGTCGCGCTCCGTCTCCACTACTCCGCGCGTGACGCGGAACTCTCCGCGTCTTGTGCGCATTACTGCCGGTGGCTTTTCGTTCCATTCGGCCCTTTTGAAGATTGCGTCGATCATGCCACTCCTTTCGTTGCTCTGTTTTTCTGTCTCAGCCTGTCCCGCTCCGCGACCTTGCGGCGCATGAGCGCGAAATTGATGCCGCACAGGACGCGCTTCGGGAATGCGTTGTAGCTTCCGAACGCACGAAACCTGCCGCCGTATGAAATAAGTCTCTCCGCGTCGTGCGCCGTCACTCTGCGCCCCGACGCGCGCTCTCGCCTTATCTTTGCGCCGAGACGCCGAGCGCGCAGGAATACCCTGTCGCGGACCTCCATCCGTCCGTCCGCATGGATGTGAAAACCCGTAAACCGCAGCTTGTCGCCGTCCGGAGCGAATCGCCTCGTCGACGGCTTGCGCTTCAGCTCGAGCCCGTACATTCCGATTCTCTCGCCAATCTCCGCAATTGCCCGCTCCAGTTCGCGTCTGTTGCCGTGCATGAGCAGCATGTCGTCGATGTAGCGCACATAGAGGTAGATCGTGGATCTCCTCGCCGCCTTCGGGCTCTCGCCGCGCCTCGGCGACTTGACGGCGCGGTCCACCGACGTGAGCAGGATGTTCACGAACCAGGGCGACGTGTAGAGTCCCACCGGGACGCCGCCCGCGATTGTCTCGCCGTCGACTTCTATTGTGTTTGCGTCCAGTATGCGCCGGACCAGTGCGAGCACCCTTGCGTCGGATACCTTCTCGGCGACGGCGGAGTAGACCGCGTCGACGCTTACCGACTGGAAGCATTTGCGGATATCGAGAGTCGCGGCGTATTTGACGCGCCTCCCGCCGCGCTTAACCTTTTTCGCCACATGCTTCGCCATCGACTCCTGCCCTCGTCCGGGGATGGAGCAGCACGACCACTCGAAGAACCCCGGCCGGAATATTGGCGCTATGACGGAGTCGACGAGGACGTGCTGGATTATCTGCTCGTCGAAGTCAGGCTCGACGAGCAGTCTCTTTTTTCTGGCAATGCCGTCGGAGAACCATCTGCCCTTGCGTACCGACGGCGGGCGCCATTCGTCTCGCTCCAGCGCCTCCCTGATCCTGGCGACGGTGGCCGGAATGTCGGCAAGGGCCCGCATGACCTCGCGCCTGCGGCTCTTGCCTCTGGCCGCAGCGTGTATTGCGTCCTCGATGTTCTCGGGGTCGACCATGCGCTGCCATAAATGTCTGTACGTTTTCGCCATTTCGTTTTTTCGCCCTGCCATGTCCCGCCTTCCTATGGGCTCGCGCGCTTTCATGCCGTAAGGCCTACTGGCGCGCTCCTTCCTCCGCTTGCGCGGATTGTCGCCCTATTTTCCGTGGCATTGTCCACGTGCGGAGCTGACGAGACATTTGATTGGGAATTGTTTATTCCGACGACGGCCCGCGTTGGGCCGCCCCATAGGAATGCGACGCGCCGTAGTTCCAGTTCGCGTTCGAGGGCGCGTTGTTCAAGTTCGACGCAAAGACGCCAGCAGGGATGCCGTTGTTCACATTGCCGCCGCAGTTGAGCGCACGCACGCCAGAGGCGAAGCGGAAGGCCCGCCCGGATCGTCTCACCAGTCCCTGTAATCCTCTTTCATGTTTCTCCTTGTGTTTTGAATTTTCGCGATAGGGGGCTATCGCCCCCTATAACCCCCTTAGAAGGCATGATAGGAAGGCGACGCGCCGTAGTACCAGATCGCGATCGAGGGCGCGTAGTACAAGGTCGACGCAAAGACGCCAGCAGGGAGGCCGTAGGTCACAGAGCCGCCGCAGGCGAGCGCACGCACGCCAGAAGAGGACCATGCCGCGTCGGTGAATCCCGTTGACGACGACCCTCCGGCAAACGCTGGAATCATCGCCGCGAGCGGGTCGAAGTGCATGTGTGTGATGTAGGCGGAGCTCATTCCTGCCGGGACCAGCGCGTCTGTCTCTATGTACTTGTTCGGGTAGTCGTCCGTGTCCGCGCCAAGGAAGAGGTCGCACTTCGACCCGTCCGCCTGCGACGGCGTGAGCTTGACGTACAGCGCATAGTTGTTGATGACGCATCCGACGGGACGTCTCCAGCGGTGTCCCCAGACATTCTCCATATTCAGGAACTTGACGCCCGTCGTGACGTTTCCGGACCCGGTGAACTGCGCGCCCCAGAACGCCCCCCTGTCCATCATCGACCCGCAGTTGATCTGGAGCGACGACGCGCCGTTCACGAATGTGCCGCCGATCGTCGCCTGCGAGTCGAGGCTGCGCGTGATGAGCGGGAAGAGAAGCCGCATCATCATCTCGTCCGCCCATGTCGTCGGATACCAGTTCGCGCCGTTGTTCGCGGCGTAGGTGACCTCGTTCGCCTGGGACTGCGACGCACCGGGCTTCGCGCCGGTCGCGATAGACCGCAGCACACTGCTCACGTATGCGCCCTCGAAGAGCGGCCAGCCGCAGAATGCCGCGTATGTGCCGTCGCTCTTCATGTGCGTCCAGCACTGCCACTCCTCCGACTGCCGCACGTTCGAGAAGCGTACCTCGACCGTCGATCCGGCGCGCGTGATGCGGAAGAAGATCGGCTTCACGATGTTCATTGCATTGCCCTGGTAGGCGGTCGATGCGACGGCGGACGCTGTGCCGTCGGCCTTTTCTGCGAGGTTGTCCGGGTTGAGGTAATAGTCGATCTCGCCTCCGAACGTCAGCATCGCGGGCTTGAACATCTCCTCGCACCAGGCGCGCCACGACCCCCAGTTGAGCGCGGGAGTGGCAAGTGTGAAGTCCATGAAGAGCGGCGCGAAGTCTGCGTTGTCCTCGATATAGGTGACGCATGTCGCCGGGTTGTCGTCCAGCTCGTCGATACGGTATCCGAGCGTCCAGACGGCTGCCGCGTCGAACTGGTTGTAGGCGCTCTCGTTGTAGCCTCCGTTCGTCGCGTAGGGGAATGCCGCGTACCGGGAGTCCGACGTGCCGTCTGGATCGTGAAACGGCGTGTTGAGGTACTGGTTGCGGATGTGCGACTCCACGACCACCGTGCCGTCCGTCGGCGACGCCGGATATGTCCCGTCATCCCTGCGCACGACGACGGTCTTGTTCCAGTAGGCAGCAGGGATGCCATAGATGACGGTGTCGTTCGGATCGTGCCACGTCAGGTCGTAGCCTCCGCCGGATGCCTGCCGCGCGAGATGGAATTTCACCGCGCCGATCGGCGTCGCCTGCTGCTGCAATGCCCGCACGCGCGCGTTCGTGTCGTCAACGACGGCCTTTGCCGCCTGCTGGTTCTCGTATGTCGCGAGGTTGGTGATTACTTCTGCCATGATGGTTTTCTCCTTTGAAGTTGGTTAGGTGTACTGGACGATGCAGGGGATGCCGTTGCGCACCTCGAAGTGGTAGCCCGCGTCCTGGAGCTCGCCTGTGCCACTGACTTTTACGAGGTTGCCGTTGGTTGGGTTGGTCGGCTTGTCCGCCTTGTTGCCTTTCAGCGCGGCGACGGCCGCAGCCAGAGCGAGGAGAAGCGCGCCGACCGAGGTCGCGCCGGAGACCGGGAGGTCGTGCGCGGAGTCGACGAGTTCGTTGATGACGGCGACGGTGTTCGTGTCGATGCCGAGACCGACGGATAGGACTGCGTTCGAGAATGCCGGCGAAGTCGGCGAGATGGCGGCGTCGATGTCGGAGAGGAACGCGATATAGCCGGTCTTGCCCGCTTGCAACATCGCGGTCGAAGTGGCGCTCCAGCCCGTCTGCCCCACCGAGCGTGCGACGATCTGCACCGCGTGGGCAGAGCCGTATGCGGCAAAGCGCATTCCGTAATCGAAACCGTTGTATGTGCCGATATAGGTGACGAGCCCGGTCGCGACTCCATTTGTTGTGGCGAGCTTCCCGTCTATCTGGTTGAAGATCGTCTGCGCGGAGCGGACATTGCTGGAGTCGACCTCCAGCGCGCCTGCACCGATCGCTCTGTCCGCAGTCCCGGCGGAGTCGGCCCTATATGCGCGTTGCACGATAATGGATGCAGTGGGCCCGACGAGCTGCGCCTCTGTCACCGCCCCCACTTCGGCCGCGGTATATGCCGGCTTTGTCGTTGCGCGTGCCCACGCCGGCACTGTGTTGGTGACAGTTGCGCGCGCACGATTGTCGGCCCATTCGCGGGTTGCGAAGATGTCGAATCCGCCTCTGTAGTGCAGGTCGCCGTATCCGATTTCGCCGGATCCGTAGATGTTGTCCGGATAGTATATGTAGTTGACGCCGGTCGCCCCTGAGAAGTATATGCCGTCCGGATATATGCTCAGCAGATTTTCGTCGTATGCGATTATCAGCGCGCCCGTCATCGTGTCGCCTGTCTTGCGCACAAAGTCATTCGTGAGCGCGAATCCCCACGGATTGCTCTGGATGTATTGCGGCAGCGACTGGTATGGCTGCGTCGGCCCGTTCTTCGCCGTGTAGTTGTTCCAACCGTTGAAGTTGCTGACCTCATGTGTGACGTGAAAGCCCATGCCGGACAGAAAGCCGCCAAACTCCTGCCACCCGACCTGCCCCAGGTCCTTGCGCAGAAACGGCGACAGATCCGGCGCCTTCGCCTCGATCGTCTCGACGAGCGCGACGTTGTTCGTCGAGAAGTCGGGCGGCGCATCGAAGACGACGTTGGTTACTATGCTCGGATTTGCGTCGAAGTCAAGGTCGTTGACCGGCACGGTCTGCACCGTCGCCGCGACGGCAACGCACGCGGCGAGCGCCGTCACGACAGTCGCGCCGAGCCTGCGTCCCAGCTCCCGCACGGCGTCGCGCAAGTCTGGAATGGTGTTCGTCTTTACGTCCAGGCCCGCGAAGTCGCTGTGCTTGACGTCGCCGCCGGTCGCGACCGGCCGCGTCGATATGACTTTCCCTCCCGGGTAGAATTCTCCCGCATCCTCTCGTTTGTCCATAGCCGCTCCTTTCATTCCGCGGCGGAAACGCCGCGCACGCCTGTCTTGCCGATTTCGGCGTTCTCGCCGAACTGCGTGTCCATCTGCTGCAGCGCCTGGATCCAGCGCTGGTAGATGTCCTGCGACGCCGGAGACATCTCCGCGATCGCGTCCGGGTTCTCCTGCTGCATCCTCTGGTGCCACTCTAAGCGCGCGGCGTAGTTCCACTTGCCCTCGGTGTCCATCTGCGGCATGATCCCCGCCTTGATCTTGACGAAGTTCTGCTCCTCGTCCTTGAGGTCGTCCTGCATGAGCGCGGCCGGGCTCTTGAGCGCCGTGCCAGCCATTTCAGGAAACAGCATCGTGAAGAAGTGCCGCACGAACGGAGAGGTGTCGACTTCGCCTTTGCGGTCCATCGACTGCAGCACCTGCGCTGCGGCCTGCACCTTCTCGATGAGCTTCGCGTTGTCGAGATTCGTCGGATCGAGCTTGAGCGCGATCGTAAACCTCCCGCTCACGTCCTGCGACTTGACGCCCTTCGCGTCCTGCGTCTCGGTGACGCGCATGACGAACTCGTCCGTCGCGTTGTCCTGGGTGACTTCGAGGAGAAGCACCAGGAAGTCGCGCCACTGCGCAAGGAACCATATCATGAACTCCCTGCGCCGTTCCGTGACGTCCGTCTCGCCGTCCGAGATGCCGAGATACCGAAGCAGGTCTTTGAAGATCTTGTCCTCGGCCTCCTTTGCCGCGGCCGGATACGCCGGCGGCTGCATGTAGCTGACGTCGTCCGACTGCCCCATGTTGATGACGGCGAACGGCTCGATGAGGACGTTCCTGACGCGGGCGCCCTTCGCCTTGACCGGCGGAAGCGAGCTCACGATCGCGTTGTTCGCCGCCATGTCGCGGATCGACTTCGCTGCGCCCTGGGCGGGAGCCGCGATCTCCGCGATGCCGCGAGCGTTCGTGATGTTCCCGTCGCGCACCTCGCTCCGGAAGAACACGGTCTGCCACTTCCCGCGGCGCGTCCGAATGACGCGCTTGCCAAAGGCAGATCCGTCCGCATGGCTCAGCACGACGACGTAGCGGGTCGTTTCGCCGCGCTCGTTCGTCTCCGCAAAATAGCACCAGACGAGATTGACGAGGTCTTTTACGTCCTCGCGCACAATCGTCCCCGACTCGGTGAAGAGCTCGTAGCCCTTGTAGGACAGGGTGTCTTCCACCCAGTCCGGATCCCATTCCTGGTCGGCGACGCGCTCCCTGAGCTGGCTTTCGGTCACCCACTCCGACTTGAACCAGGGGGATGCGTAGTCGAAGTCGGTGGTCACGCGCGGGACGCAGAACTCGTCCAGGTATCGCAGCGCCTTGAGCTCGGGGCCCTCGTTCTGGTCGACGAGCACCAGTGCCTCGCACTCTCCGTCCTCGGCAAGCGCTTCCATTATCTCGTCGACGTCATCCTCGCGCAGCTTCTTCGCGCCGAGAAGCCACATCCTGACGGCAGAGCTCTCGGCGTCTGCGGTTGAACCGGGTTCGGCGAGCTGGTTTGCAAACTGGATTGCCGCATCTTCGCGGCCCATTGCGCCCGCCGCTTCCATCGCTGCGGCATATTCCTCCTCGAGCTCGTCGCGGTCGAGGATGGCGACGCCCATCGTGTAACGCTTCTTCCACTGGACATCAAGCGCTGCTACGGCAGGTGTGTCGCAGAGCATATATCGCAGCATGGCCATGATCTCGGCGTAGCCGGTTGCTCCGAGCGTGTTCATGACGCCTGCGAGAAGCAGCTTGAGCGCGCGGGCGCGCTCCTGGCTGTCGGGGCTTCCGCCGCAGGTGATCTCAACTTCGCAGCTGGAGATCGCGATCATGATAAGCGCAAGCTTCTCCTTGAAGATCGTGTCGCCCCACCTGAGCCGCTGATCGCTCGCGCCGTCGAACGGCCAGGCCGCCTTGTCGTCGCGGTCCTTCCTGAGTCCGCACGGATCCTGCCCTTCCCAGCGGCAGTCCAGCGCGTCCTCGTAGCGTTCGCGTGTCGCGAAGTAGTCGTCGTTCTGGACGAGGACGTGCCAGTAGTCCAGGTCTTCGAGGAGCTTCGTGCGCTCCTCGTCGCTGAGCGGCAACTGAGTACCGATGCGCCGCATGGCCTTGTTACCTTTCGATGATCAGCGTTGCCGTGCCGCCCAAAAGCGCCGTTCCGCTCGCATTCAGGTACTCGCCCGGGAACAGCATTGCGTCAAGCCGGTTCGTCGCGATGCCGCCCGAAAGCGTAGCGTTGTAAATCGTGTTCGTCCAAGCCTTCGACGTGCTGCGCACGGCCTGGTTCGTCGCGATATCGACGCTGCCTACGACCTGGTACGTCCAGTTCGTGTACGACTCCGACTCGACGACCTTGTTCGTCGTGACGACGATGTCCGGCCAAGAGGGGTATGCCGGCGTCTCGTTCGTCGCCCGTGCGTATTCGTTCGACTCGACTACGCCGTTGCCCAGGTATCGGGTACGCCAGGCAATCACGAGGTTGTTGGTGACGGTCTTGTAGAGGTTCGTCGTCACGTCCACGTAGTTCGTGGTCGCTACGACTTCCGGCACCGTCCACCTCACCGTGAGCGGCGTGATGCGTTCGAGCTTTAATGTGCCGGTCGCATTGGTGGATGCGACTTGAATGGCCACGGCGCGCGCGGGCAGAGTCCGTAGGGGGTTGTCGCCGGAGGTAAGGGCGACCGGTGTGAACTCGGCCCGCGCGGCCGCGGCAAATGCCAAAATCGAAATCAAAGAAAGAATGTGCTTCATTGTCGGGCTCCTCGATGAAGAAATTGAAGACGTTAAAGAGGGGCCGGGGAACGGGGCGGTTCCCAATTCCCCGTTCCCCAGGCCGACCTCGCCTTACGTCGTGTGCAGCACGCGGAACTGCGCAAGCGGGTTGCGGCACGCGAGACGCAGGATCGCCTCGTGGAAGCCGCGCTCGCCGCCGCCCTTGTTCTCGAGCATGCGCTTGCGCATCGGCACGAGCGTGTCGATCGACCAGAACTCGGGACGGATGAACGCACCGGAATACTGGCTGACCGTGCCAGGCGTGACAGTCGCGCCATTGTCGCCCATCGTGCAGCCGAGGTGGTTGCAGAGGAGCGTGCGGACGGAAACGCCGTCGTAGCTGAACTCGTCGCAGATGAGCTCGATCTTGCGCGCCTTGGGCTCCGTGCGGCGAATCACCGTGTCCATGCCGGAGACGGTCTTCGCCTTGCCAAGCCACTCGGACATGAGCGCCTTGAGCTTGAGGCCGACGAGGCCAGTGAGCTGGAGGTGCTCGTCGCCGCCCTCGAGCGCAGCCTTGATGAGCTCCGCCTTGAACAGCGCCTCGTTGAACTTGGTCGCGTCCGTGACGTCGTCGTCGATGCCGGCCGTCGGGCAGAATTCCTTCGGGATGGTCTGCACGCCGTGCAGCGATGCGGCGGCAGCGTCGGTGAAGGTCGCGAGCTTCGCGAGCCAGTTCATCATGCCGCGGGTCTTGGCGACCGTGGCCGTCGAGGTGCCGCGCGCGACGGCTTCCTGCAGCGAGCCGAGCGTGCAGTCGATGGAGTAGGCGACTTCCTCGGCGTCGCGGCGCTGCTGGCGCGCGAGCTGCTTCTCACCGACCTTTTCGGTCCAGCCGGGAAGCTCCTGCGCCTCGTCCGTCACCATGAAGCCCTTGATCGAGCGGAACTTCTGGAGCTGCACTTCGATGTAGGGGTTCACGCGCTTGGCGAGGTTCGACTCGTCGAAGTCGCCGCCTTCGGGCGCTGCGATGTTCTGGGCGATCGTCTCGCCTTCGATTTCGATCTCCTGCTTCCACTGCTTCGGCTTTTCGCCGCGCTTGAGGATCGCCTGGATCACGTTCTTGTAGCGCTTTGCGCGAATGACCTTCGAGTAGTAGTCATTCACCTGGAGCGTCTGGTCAACAGTGTAGATTGCAGCCATTGTCTTTTTCCTTTCGGAGTGGCGCCGCTATCCGCGACGCCGTTTTTCACGTCGATTTTCCGCCGCCATGTACGCTTCGAGGGAATCTTCGTCTTCGACTTCGATGTCCTCGACGCGCGAGCGGCCCTTCTTGGCCAGGCTTGGACGTATGCCCTCGGCCCGGTCTTCTTTGAGCGCTTTCTTTGTCTTCTTCTTAGGCGTCTTCTTGCCGTCGGGCTTCCACCCGGCTTTCATGGCCGCAAGGCCAGTCTCGAAGATGCCGCGCACCTTGGCCGTCAGTTCCTTGCGGCGGTCGCCGTAGCGGTCCTTCAGGTCTTCGAGCTGCGCGCGGAGCTTCCGCACGCGCTTCTTGACGTCGCCATACGACATCGTGTTGCCGTTCCCAAGTTCCAGCTCGGCGTCGCGCTCGTTCTCGTCGAGCCAGTCCTGGTAGCGTTCGATCACCTGCGGGATCTCCGCGATGTCCTGGAACGCCTTGGCTTCGTCCTTCGTCATGAGCCCGGGGAGGATTCCCGTCGCCTCTGCCGCCGCGAGTAGGGCGCGTCCGTCGTCCCCGCTCAGCTTCTTGGCTTCTTCGAGCTGCTTCTCGAGGTCCTTCGTGCGGCCTTCCGCCGCTTTCATTCGCTCGTTCAGCTGCCGGATGCGCTTCTGCGCGCCTTTGCCCAGATCCTTGTCGCCCTCGTCGTCATCGTCGTCATCATCGTCGTCGCCTTCGTCGTCGTCCTGGTTCTCAGGATCGTCGTCGTCGTCATCATCGTCGTCGTCCTGGTTCTCAGGATCGTCGTCGTCGATGTTGTCGCCGCCGCCGTCGTCGTCCTGGTTCTCAGGATCGTCGTCGTCGATGTTGTCGCCGCCGCCGTCGTCGACGTTGACCGGCGCGAGATAGACGGGCATCTGACCCAAGGTTAGCATTAGCAGTTTCCAGTTCATGACTTGTTTTCCTTCTCCGGCCTTTTCTGCCTCCGGCGCAGTTTCGGTGTCGCGGTCTCCGTTTTTACGAGCGCTTGCAGTGCCGCGATCTGCGCGCTCGACAAGTCAATGATAACAAAATGTCAAGAGCCAAAAGCAAAATTTGGCCCTTCTGACGTCGTTTTAGGGGTAACGTTACCCCTTTTTACCACCAGATGCGGCTTTTTCGCGGCCGGAAGAGGTCGGTAGACCCTGATGCCTCGCGCAGAGGCGCAGAGGCGCAGAGGCTTCTGGGGGTCTGGGGGCTTGTCCCCAGATCCTGGCTTCTCTCTCCGCGTCTCCGCGTCTCTGCGCGAGATAAATCTCTCCATCCCCAGATGTCGCTCATCACCGCATACCGAACGAGATCCACCATGTCCTTGCAGGCGCCCTTCTGCCCGTCGCGCCCGGTGAGCATCTTCAGACACGTAATCGTGTTGACGCAGCTCTTCGCGATCTTGAGCTTGCCGACCGTGAACTTATCGTTCATCCGCGTGTAGCCGACTTCGAGGCGCTGGCCGTCTGCGACTACCCAGCCGTCGCAGTAGTCCTCGAGGTCTTCCAGGAGCGTGCGATTCGTCGTCTTGGAGATCTTCGACTGCGATGCGGCGCGTGAGTCCAGGACGCGGAACTCCATCGTCTCGCCGTCCTCAAGCCGCTCAACCTCGTCGAAGATGTCGGTATATCCCCATCCAAAGCTGATCTGCCCTTCGCCGCGCTCGCCGTCGTTCAGTCCGTCGTTCTTGTCGCTCGGCACCGCCCACGGGCCTGGCACGCCCTGTCCCGGCACTTCGTAGTTTCCCGGCCATTCGCGGTACATGTACAGCGTGTCCGTCTGGATGTGGTATCCGAACCATCCGAAGCACCAGTTCCGCTCCGGGCTCGGGTCGCAGACCATAAAGCGCACGAGATCCGGCGGGATCTCCTCGTCGGCGACGATGTTCTTCTCGATCGTCGTCTTTTTGAACATTTTGCCCTTCAGGTCCTCGGCGACGCCGTAGACCGATGCGAGGATCCGCTTTTCGCTGCCCTCGCCGGCCATCTTCGTCGCGATCAGCTCTGCGGGGAGTCCGTAGGGGTTGTCGCTGCCATAAAACCAAATTGCAGCTGCTTCTCCTCCCTGGCACACCGCGACGCGCGGTGTGAAGTCAAACTCTCGCCCGTCAGGACCAGGGCCAGAATATCGACCATCTCCCTCGCCGAGTAGCCATTCAAAGCAGCTCTCGGGGCGCGATTCGGGCACACCGCAATCGCCGCCTTGACTTTCTCGACGCCACGCCGTAAGTTTCTCATATTCCTCCTTTGTCAAGTTAAGCTCGTTCCAGGGTTCGCGCGGCCCGCCGTCGCGCGGCCGCAGATACGCACGGTGCCAGCGCGTCACGACCGCTCCGTCAAGGAACGCGGCGATCGAACTCGTGTAGCCGTGCAGCGGCGTGAATGTTCCAAGGAACACGCCGCCTCTCGACGTCACGCGCGTCGTGTAGAGGTCGTAGTGTCCCTTTGGATATTCCTCGTCGAGATGCGCAAGGTCGTATTCGCTGCCCTCGAGCGATTTAACCTCCTGCTCGTAGGATCCCCAGTCGTGCAGAGAGCCGTTGCCGTAGATGACGCGCGATCCGGCGAAGCCGTTCTTCTCGGTGTAGCTGATGTTCTCGGTAATGTCCTTGGCCTTCTTCGTCGCGACGTTGCGCTTCTTGAGGTCGTTCGTCATGTAGTGCCAATAGCGCGGCATCTGAATCTTCTTCTGCGTCTTCAGTGTCTGCGCGCCGGAGAACACCTTCTTGTTGCCCTGCATCGCGGTCTGAACGCAGAACTTCATCGCGAAGTCCGTCTTGCCGCTTCGGTTCGAGCCCATTATCAACAACTTGGTTACAGCATGTTGAAAACCCAGCCGCTTGCGCATCGCCTCGGCAAACTGTTCCGCAGTCCAGTCCTGGTGTCCGAACAGCGTTTGTCCTATCCGCCTGATCGTCGCCCTCTCGTAGTCGCTCCAGCAGGGATTGCGCATCAGCGCTTTGGTGACATACCAGATCGGCGGCTCGTAGCCGAAGTTGTACGGGTCACCGTGGCGCTGTTCGATCTGCCGCGAGCGCAGCTGCTCCAGGAGGTCTTGGGCCTCGTTTGGCTCAATCCCCCTGGAGCGGGCGAATGCGACGATCTGCTCCGTCGTCGCCGGCTGCACCATCGCGTCTCTCATTCCTCGTCTGTTCCTTTGTCTGGCTTCGTAGGCTCGTAAAGCGCCGTGTTATAGGTCTGCGCAAAGCGGGCGAGCGCCTTGATCCCGCCGCGGATCTCGCTAAGCCGGAGCGCGTCGAGCTTCCCAGGCTGCATGAGCTCCTGTTCCAGCTCGTCGTGGACCTGAAGCGCAAGCTGCAGCGGGAATTGCAGCTCAACGGCGTCCGTGCGGCCGCGCCAGTTCTCAACCTCCTGCGGATCCACCGACGGAACCTTCCGCCAGTCGAATACATCGCGCCTGAAGTCAAACGCTGCTTGCTTGCGTCCGCTTGTCTTCAGCGCCGCCATAAGTTTTTCAAGTATCTTCATTTTCCGATTCCTTTCCTTTTAGTAGCTTCGCCGGGAACCCAGTCGTGCTGCTTTGCGTCCCAGTGTTCCCAGCGTCCGTTGCGGTAGCGCTCCTTGACCTTGCCGTAGCGGTTGCCGCGGCCATTGATGCTGTCGGTGCCGGGCACGCGTCCGTCAGCGCACATTTCCGGATAGAGGCGCTTCATGTCATCCCAGTAGCCCTTTGCGGCACTGGAGAGGACGTCCGGCCCCTCGGTCGCGATCGCGTTCATGACGGCGTCGCGGTGCCAGCCTCCGACACGACCTTCGCCGGGTTTTGCGCCCGCGGCCTCGCGGCGCTGCCTAAGTTCCTTCATCTCGGCTGCGGCGAATGCGCGCTTGCAGTCGAGGTCGCGCTGCGCCGCCCCGAGCTTCTGCTTGTCAATGGCCTTCTTGTGCGTGATTCTCATTTTTCGTTCTCCCAGTGCCATCCGACGACGTCGCCGCGATCGTCGTATTCCCGGACGAACTGCTTCACGTCCGGATGGCGCTTGCGCTCCTCGGCCATGCGCTCGCGCATCTGCGCGTATGTCTCGCCCATGAGCTTGCATCCGCGCTGCGGCATGGCGTTCGTCATCTCCAGCCACCAGTCCTCGGCCGCGTAGGTCCAGTCGTCGCACAGCTGCTCGAACTTCCCGACCGGCAGCTTCTTCTGCTTTCCGCCGACGGTGACTTCGACGTCCTCGCCCTCGATGTTGCCCGGCCTCATCAGGAAGTAGTTCGGGAACATCACGAACGGCAGCTTGCCTCGGCCGCCCTGCTGGTTCTTGAGGACTTCCACCCACATCGGCCTGAGCGCCTTCGCGAGCGACACCTGGCCGCTCCTGCGCGCAGCCGCCTCGTCCGCCGTCTCGTCGTTCGCGTCGACGACGCCGTACTGCCATGCCTTGTCCGCCTTGTCGCCGAATGCAAGCTGCGTCGGCGGGTTCTCCTTCCAGTACTTGCGCATGTCCTCGTCGTAGTAGATGACGGTCACGCTCGACGCGGCCCTGGCGATCTCGGCCGAGTCGCCGATCGCGTCAAGCCCCGGCTCTGCGTACTTCCCTTCGCGTACCTCCTTCTCGAACTGCCGCGACAGCTGCGCGAGGCAGATGATCGGGATCTTCAGCCGCTTCGCGATGCGCTTCACCGCCTGCACCGCCCGCTGCACTCTGGTGTACTCCGGCATCTGGCCCTTCTCGTCCGGCGAGACGAGCTGGATGTAGTCGATGATGACGGCCTTCCATCCGAGCGACTTGACGCCGCGGTGGCACTGGTACTCGATTGTCTTCGCGCCGTCGTCCTCGCTGATCCACACGTTGTCCGCCTTCGCCGCGCGCTTGAAGCCGCGCTCGAACTTGGCGACGTCGTCGGCGCTTGCGCCGAAGTTGAGCTTGGCGAGCGAGACGCGCTCCATTATGCACGGCAGACGGTCTACAAGCTGGTCGCCCGCCATGTCGATCGAGATTATGCCGTGCTTTATGCCGCGCTCGTTCCAGAACACCGAGAGGTCGGCGGCCATCGTCGACTTGCCCTGCGAGGCAAGTGCGGCGACGACGTGGATGCCCTTCTTGAGCCCGGTGAAGATCTGGTTCATGCAGTGCCACGGCCAGGGCAGCCCGTCCATGAACGCCCAGTTGTGCTTCACAAACCGCTCCTCGTGGAGCTTGCGCTTCTTCTCGATCGAGCGCTGCATGAAGTCGCCGATCTTCCTGAGGCCGCTGTCGCTGTCGGCAAGCGTCTCCTGGAAGTCGTGCAGATTCTTCGCGAAGTCCTCGATCTGGATCCCGATGTTGTCCGGGCGCATCTCCGAAAGCCATTCGGCGGTCATCTTGTGGACGCGGCCGTAGATGGCCTTCTGCTTGAGGGCCTTGAGGTAGTAGTCGAAATGCGCCTCGATCGCGTTCGACTCCATCAGCTCCTCGAAGAGCGGGACGAATCCGATTCCCTCGTCGGCCTCGTACTTCTGCTTGACGTGGAAGACGTCGAGCGTGTGGTGCTCGCGCCAGGCGGCGACGACCGCGCCGAAGAACTGCTTGTGCCGGAGATCCCGGAACCAGTCGTCCTTCACGCCGAAGCGCTCGATCGACGACATCGCGTAGGCGACGCTCTGGTCGTCGCGTCCGACCGACGCGGCGAGCACGCCGAGCACCATCACGTCCGCGCTTGCAAAATCCTTGTTGTCCATCTTCCCTCCTATTGGTTTGGTTTTTTGTTTGTCGGTTGGTCGGGCCACATGGCGACCCGAAACGAAAGCAGCTCAAGTTGAAGGTGCTCGAAGCGCCAGCGCACGTTCTGTTTGCGCGCGCCCTCGTGCTGCAGGACGGCGGAGACCGCCTTCAGGCAATCCTCGCACGCGACCTTCAGCCGCTCCATGTCATATCCCGGCGTCATCCGTATCTTTGTTGCCTTTGTCCGGATTGCTGGCGCGCCTGTCGTCGATGATTCCGCATACGGCGGCCGCCAGCGCAGCGAGCAAGACGAACGCGATTCCGATGCAGGCTATTCCGATTATTTCCTTCATGCCGAGATCAAGCGTTTCATAGCGGCCTTTCGTCGACGTTCGCAGCGAGCATGTCGGCCGTGTGGGTTGCGATCAGCAAGGCCGGGAATGCTTTGAGCGCCCAGTCGTATTCCTTGAGCTCGTCGCCGGCGAGCCCGAACGCGCCCATATGCCAACGGATCGCAAGGGCCTCTTCTGGATACGGCGAGACTTGCAGTTCCGATGTAACCATCATCACGCTTGCCGCGCCGTGGCCGCCGTAAACTGACGGGGCATAAATGTATTTTGGCGCCGAGGCATCAGTCGTCGCGGTCTTGTCTACGATGTATGACCGCACCTTGACGACGTCGTGCAGCATGCCGACCAGGTATGGCGACTCCGGCCTCGGCCATTTCAGGCGCAGCGCTTTCGTGAGAGCGACGAGCCGCGTCGTTACGTTTATCGAGTGCCGCATGAGCCCGCCAGGGACGGCGAGGTGGTGGCCTTTCGACGCGGGCGCGCGGAAGTAGCCCCAGAACTCGAGCTCGGCTATTGTATCGCTGTCAAGCCCTGCCATCCTCAAGTTCGGCATTGTTGCCATAGACCACGATGCAGTTTTTGGTGCCTGCGGACTTTGCGTCCCAAAAAGCAAACTCGCTTAGGCTCGTAGCAAAGCAGCGTATTGTATCCCGCAACTTGTTTGCCTCCTGCAAGATTTGCTCATCGTCCTGGTCCGCGCGGCAGGCTATGTAGGTTCTTAGCATCATTTTTATTTACCTCCTGTTTTTGTTGAACAAAATCGCCTTTGAGTTTCATCATTGTCGATTCCGGCTTTGCGAACAATTCCTCGACGCACTTCTCGCAGAGGTGCATTCTTGGCAGGCCGTTAAATGGCAGAACTATCGCACCGGTCGCATGAGGAACTGACGCAGCGCATCGGTCGCAAATGGTGTATTCAACTGTCACTTCGCACCTCCTGTCAATTTGCCCATGGCACCTGTCTCACGCGCAGATGTGCAGGAAATTTGTTTATATCGGTGACGCACTTGCCTCCGATGTCGAGCTGTTTCACGAACACGGGGACGTTCGCGGCGAGGCACTGCACGACGATGCTATCCACCCACTCGATCTTGCATGGGCGGCGATTCGGGCCGGACTCGCAACCGACGACGACCCACTCGAACGGCATATCCTCGGGCGCGATGTATCGCAAGCCAAGGTCGATCGGCCCGAGTAGAGGTTCTGCGGACAGCCATCCGTTCGCCCATTCCGGCATGCCGCCGCGAAACTCCTTGACTCTCTTGTCGTACCACTCCTGATTCTCGGCCGTGAAGCCGAAGTAGTGGTTCTTGAGCCAATGGCCTGCGGTTATGTTCTCGTCGATAATATCAAGCGATAACGTCATCCATGACACCCGCTTGGTGAGCCATATGTATGTTGCATCTGTGAATGTTGCGTGAATTACGGAGGAAGTGATGAAGGTCGCGCTATCTTGATTCGAGATCCATTCCCCGAACAGGTCTGTCATGTTGCCGCAGAACACGACACCCTTGCGCGGCGGCCTCTGCTTCGTTTCGTGCGGCTCGAAAGACTGCCCGAACCTCTTTGCCCATGCCGCCGCGTAGCAGTTCTCGCACGCGGGAGAGCAGGGCTTGCACCCGATTACGGGATTCCACTGCGACGTCCAGTATTTGGCTCTCGGCCATTGTATCAGTTCATTCATTTGTCGCCTCCTTGGGTCGTGCGTGCCACCCATAGCAGTCGTATTCCATATTGAACTTGCTTTGGCAATCCTTGCAGATGTCGGCACCGTAAACGAGGTTGCTGTGACCATTGGTGGATACTACCGCATCATGGCAGTGTAGGGCGTCGGTATCTTTTAGAATCTTGCCGCACTCGTCGCATATTACAGCCGAGCTCATTTCTCCGCCTCGCTTTCCGTTGGTTTATCCTGTCCTTGCGCCAAGATGCGCTTGAGATCGGCATACGGCCCCTTGGCGATGATTTCACCGAGCATTATGACGAGGTGGCTCCTGCGGCATGTTGGCTCGCCCCATTCAGTGTGCTTTACATCGTGCTTCCCGCGCAGATCGAAGCCGGTTATCTTGACGGCAAGGGCGCGACTTTTCTTTGTGTAGCCGTTACGGAAAATGGCAATGCGCTTCCGCGTGTGAAACCACCATCTGTTGTTGCTTGCGGCAAGATATGCACGCTGCACCTGGCGATGCTCGCAGTCGCGGTACTCCTCCTTCTTCTCGCCGCGCGCGATCATGTCGAACCACTTGCCCTTGATCGGAAGATTGATGTCGGCTCTCATGCTGACCACTCCTCAATCTCGACCCATTCCGGGAAGTTTCCGTCTGCCAACCTCTGCCACCAATCGCGAACGGGCGGCACACCATTATTTTTGTTGGCAAGCTCCATTTTTGCTTCCTGGCGTATTTTGTCCGCCGTCTTACTGCTGATTTTCAGTTTGCAAAACTTTTCTTGGTATTGCGGGTAAAGTATGTCGTCAACATCGCGAACGAAGAAGCCAAATTTGTTGTTGCTGAATTGTTCCTTTGCCAAAAATTCCATAATGAAGCAGCTATGCTGAAAGCCCGTGATTCCTCCTTGCGGCGAGTGTTCTACGGCATACGCTCCGGCTATAGCGGCAGCTGTCATCGCGTGCACGATAGTCCCGTAGTCGTGTTCGTATTTGCCGACGAGCCGCTTCATAAATTTCAACAAAGAACCGTCGTCGAGACGACACCTTCTTGCCTCCTCATACCATTTCTTCCAGATTTCCGCGTCACGCTTTTCATCCAAAGCAATCCTGCCAAAGAGTTTTTTGCGGATTAGTTTTATTATGTTCACTGTTTACCTCCTGTTGTTTTGTTGTTTGTTCCCCTAAGCTATCTCCGCGCCGCAATCGCCGCAGCCGGGGCCGACGCTTTCGGCCGCCGCCGTTTTTTTTCGAGGTGGCTGCAGGTACTTCTCGTCGGCGAGCCACTTCGTGATCTTGCCGGGCGCATACTGCCAGTCGTCCGCCTTCCACGCCGCAGTCCAGGCGTCGAGCCCGTCCAACACCTCGCGTTGCCATTCCTTCAGGCGCGCGCTGTTTTTTTCGGCAAGCGGGATAAGGCATCGCCTCAAGTTTCTCTCGCTTGCCCTCATACGGCCAAATGCCTCGGTCTGCGTGAGGTCGTATGAAAGTTGAGCGCAAGCGAAAGTCCTGTTCGCCAGTTGCGCCGGCGATTCCTCGTCCACTTCCTCCCGGCATTCGCAGCTGGGCCCCGCGCACTTGAAGCCGCCGCCCTGCATCTTCTCGTTTGTGCAGTAGCCGTTGGCATCCGTGAAACGGCAGCGCCCGCCGCCCTTCTTGCCGGGCTTCCCGAAGAGGTCTTCCGGTCGAACTTTGTCAGGCACCTTCTTGCCCCCCTTGGGGGGCTTATAGGGGGATATACCTTGTTTTGTTTTGTTTTGTTTTAGACCGTCATGGGGTGACATGGGGTGACATGTGGTGACATGGGGTGACATGGGGTCTGATGTAGTGGCATTTTCGTCGAGATATCCGGCGTGGCGACGGCGTCTTTCGGTGTTCTTCCGCCACTCGCGCTCGCGCTCGATCGCACGGTAGCGAGAAGTGTTTATCTGCTCGAATCCCGCCTTCAGCGAGTTGGCGAACGAGGACATGAGCGTATTCTTGAGCGGCGCATCAAACATGACGCTCGACAGGATGTCGAAGCGCTGTTCCTTTGTCAGACTCTCGTCCTGCAGCATGACCTTCATCTCGCGTGTTACGAGAGTTCCAAGTTCGTCTTGCGACTTCTTCCTCATTTGCAGCCTTTCTTAAGTTGTTTGCCGATTCTGTTTTCCCATCGGGCGATGGTGCCCAGCTTGCGCGAGCGCTCGCGTTTCTTGTCTCCGGGTGCGATGACGCTCATCCTAACCGACAGCCCATCGTGCTGTAGATTCAGCATCCCGGCCTTTGCAAGAGCCTTGGCGTGGACGGCCCATCCCGGGCCAAGCGTCTCGTCGGCATCGTGCCATTGCATCTCGCAGCGGTTGCGAAATACCTCCCTCACCACGACCAAGAGCCCGATCTCGGCAAGGCTGCGCCTCGTTGCGCGAATCTCTGCAAGCCACTTCATGTCAGTAGGTCGCGTTGTTCAGCTCGGCAGTCCATTGGATCTCGCGGCCATAGTCCCGGGCATCGAAGATGTCGTAGAGATGGAACTCGTTGGCGTCCCTCACCGTGGCGACCTTCGCTTCGCCGGTGGCGACGATCTCGACCGTTACCTTAGTCCGGTTCGGCCATGTGCCGAGCAGCTTGCAGCTGACGATGCCGTCGTTCTCCTTGATCGGCGTGAGCGGCACATTGAAGAAGTCGGGCACGATGCCCTGCTTGATTGCGGTCTCCTCGATCCACTTCTTCGTCATTCCGGCGTGGAGCCCGACGCAATCCCAGTCGATGCCGCGCGTAGCCTTCGTCCTTGCCTCTGCTATCTTCCGACGCCGGATCTTCAATAGCCGACACACCTCGACATCGCCGTAGATCTCCGGCAGCTTAGAAGCTGCCGGTCTCTCCCGGCTGTCACCGCTATGGCTAGTTGCAGTCTGTCGGTCTGGACTGGACTGGCGGCCGGCTGAGACGCCCGGAGGTAAGGTATCAGAACCCTCCGGTCGCTTCGTATCACCGCTGTCGGCGTCAGTCTGCGCCGTCGGCATCGCCAAGTTGTCACCCGTGCCGAGCGGGTTTCCGGCGTTTGTTGTCGCAGTTCCGTTCTCTGCGTCCACGGCACCCTCGGTGTCATTACTGTGCGCGCCCGCGCGCGCGTCTTTTTTTTCAAGCCGCTCCGCGTCTACGGGCGTCTTGATGATCTTCCTAAAGACTCCTCTACCCATACTTCACTCCTTTCTTGACGAAGACTTGGATTGCTGCCCAATGCATTATAGTTTTACCCCCGGTCGCGCGCGGCCCCCGGGGTCCCCCCGCCCCCCATCGAGGGGAGGGCTTAAGCGGTGGACGCGAGACCGTGCGCGGCGATCTGGCAGCACGATTGCACGCGATCTACCGCATGTTACACAATCAATTACACAACGCAAGCGAAAACGCCTGTATTTATTGGGGTATGTTGCTCTATCACAATGAGTAGTGGCCATGTTTTAAGCTCCTTGTGGAACATTCCCTAAGGTGTTTCCGGCGAGTTGTCAGCACTTGCCGACGAGACCTCGGGCGCGCGTTTTTTCTCCCGATCTAACCGATCGAGAGTGGCATCAAATGGGTCAACGTCAATTACATTGCCATTATCGAACTTTGAGCGCTTCGGTGGCTCATCCGTGCCGTTGCGGGCTGGCTTTGCATTCTCAAGTCGATTCAAGTGCATGATCAATTCGCCTATACTCAATTTCTTAATGACCTTTTCGTCGTCAAGCTTCTCGGCGATAGTCTCGACGAGACGAGTGAGTATGATATCTCGTTGAGAGCGCTGCCTATTATTTATTAAAAAAGCGGCGCGCGCGTCCGTCGCTGACTCGGCGATCACCATGTCGCGGATGGCGCTCACACATTGGCTGTTCATGTTGAACAGGTCGCAGCAGGTGCGGACAGGTAACTTATAATAAAAGAGGGCGCGCACCACGCTCTTGAATGTCTGCGGATAGTCGCGCCGGATTTTCAGCCCGGTGTATTGCTTGTCTTTGAAGTCTTGTGAACCTGCGCGGTCTGTGTCCGGCAGGACGAGTCCTTCAAAGCCAGGCAGCGCAATCTCATACTCTTCATGCTTTTCAGGCATAAGCCGCGATCCTCTCTTGTTCTTCAAGCCAGCGTCTGAGAGAGACACGGCGAACCAGGCGGCGACTCGAGCCGTCGGGCGTCACGAATGCGAGCCCGACCTTGCCGTGTGACGCCTTGTATTTGTCCATCGCCGTATAGAAGACATTGCGGCAAATATTGGTGAGCTCCTGAGCCTGGCACATGTTGAGGCATTCGATCTCCTCGAGAGGCGTCTTGTCTGGGATGACGGCCTTCTCCATCATGTTGCGAGTCTTCATCAGCTCGTTCATGTCACACCGCCTCTCTCTCTCGCAGCAGCTCCAGGACGGGCGCGGCGGCCTCAACGTTGACAGGCGCGGCCGCCGAAACGACGTAAACGCCGTCAGGCCGCGTTGATCTAACGATCTCGCGTCCTGCGCACGCCTCTACGGACTCGACAGAGACATTGTTTACCCAGGCAAATGTGATTCGTCCGCCTTTGCGGCCGGTGCAGACGACCATGTGACGCTTTGCGCCCTCGAGCGCCGGTATTGCCGCGTAGGCTGCACCCTCGACAAACTTATAGGCCATGGTTCATCTCCTGTTCTGTGTTACCCTCTTTCGGATGGTTCTTAAGCAATCCAACTTGAACGAGCGCGCCGCGCACGAGCGAAGACACGGTTGTCCTTTGACGTTCCGCTTCGCTGCGCAGATCGGCTGCATCCTCCGGCTGCGCCCGGAAGTTTAGCAGCACAGTCTGTGGCGGCGCCTTCTCGACAACAGTTCCCTGTATACTCAGATCCATCACCTCGCCTCCGTTGTCCTGGCGTTCTCGCCGCTTGTGGTCATGTGCCGAAATCTGTGAGGGTGGAAGATATAGGGTGATTTGCCGATCCGCTCGCGCGCATAAGTCAGCCGCGTTAGGCTTATGTGCCGGAACCTTGAACACCGTTTCTTCATTTTTACCTCCTGTTTTGCCTTGCGCTCTCCGCGCAAATTTGCTACTGTCTTATTCTGTCTTACAGAG